TGTCATATGACAATTATTGCCTGCCCTTTTATGTCATGTGCAATCTTGTACGTCGAATTGAAAAACTGTGCAATTTTGAATTTTTCTTTACATTTTTATACACCATTGCACAGAAAGGCACTGCATACCCCTGCACACCCCTGCACGTAATTGCACACTATTGCACGAAATGGCGCGCCCATAGCAATCATCTGGTCTTGTATAAAAATATTAGGTACCATATTATTTTTCTGGAGAAAAAAAAAATTTCCCAGAATTCATTATAATATTGTACCTCTTTCATGAATTTGACTTTCAGTCTGACCTGTGCTATGCTAGGGACATCCGATACTACCTCTGAAGATTTTCTTCCGGAAGTACAATACGTGTGTAAGTAAAAGGAGAAGTATGCCCGCAACAGTAACAGTCACAGCTAAAGCAGGGCCGAATATTCAGGCTACTGCGCAGGTATTCAACAACCTGACAGGAGTCCTCTGGCTTCCTGATAGGCGCATTGTGCAGCTATTTAAAGGTGGAGACACAAACAGTCCACCGGATTTCGAGTTTGACCTGACTGGTACAACTACTCTTACTGCTACCATTGCTGGAACTGCTCAGACTGTTTCATTTACTCTGTCTTAATTTGTTTCAATCTTTTGACACTTTTCAATTTTGAATTGAGGTGAAATGTGGCAACTGATAAGCCAGTTAGTACAACCGGTAGTTCTGACAGTAGTTCTAGTGGGACTACTCCAGTTAGTCCTGAACTTCCTCCTGTTTCATCTCCTGTAGTTGATGAATCGGAAGAAACTGCTGAATCATTGACTGACGCGAGGAATAAAATCCTCGCTGAACATGGTGGAATTGAATCCAATATAGGACTAGGCCATCTGTATTGGGAACTTGGAAACAGACTCCGAGCACTACTCAACAAAGTGAAATAAATTTATGGGAATGGGCATAGTCTCAGATAAGGATTTTCTTAAGGAATCTAGTAAGTTACAGATTCCAGAACCTATCCCTATGCCCACTAACTCAACAACAATTGAACCACTTCCAACTAAGGGACGTGGAGAAGGTAATATTGGAGTTCCAAATGCATTACGTAACATTATTGGAACAGAAGCAATAGATAATGGTCGCCAATCAGCGGTGCATTTAGCGGAAAACTTTGGAATATCTCCATCCAGTGTAAGTGCCTATAGCAATGGTGCCACATCCACTTCCTCATACGAAGGGGGAAAGAATGTAGGCGTAATCAATAAGGCAAAGGAAAGAATTAGTAAGCGTGCTCGCGGTAAGTTGATGCTTGCCCTTACGCATATTACTGAAGATAAATTACAAGGAACTAACGCGAAGGACTTAGCAGGAATCGCGAAGGATATGTCGGCTGTTGTTAAACATATGGAACCGGAAGTGGAAAAGAATCCGGCCATGAATAACAACGGACCGACTTTTGTTTTTTATGCACCACAATTTCGGGATGAGAGGTTCTACGATACCGTAGTTGCAAAAGAGTGATGAACCAGGCGCTAGTAGTAAGCATCATATCTTTTGTAATTACTATTTCCATATTCCTTTCTAATGTGATTTTCAAGACCGGACATCATGCCGCGAGATTAGAGGCGCTAGAAAGTTGGCGCTCTGATATTCGTAAAGATATGCATGAAATTTCCGACAGTCTTGAAAAAGTAAATAATACGATTGAAAAATTAGCAACTCTTATTGAAGAGAGAACGGAACGTAGAACATTCGCGAGGAAGGAACCATAGATGCCAACAGAAAATTTTTCAATCGGCTATCCGCATACTATGGTTCAGAACCAAGTGTATGCATTGCCAGCGCGCAGGTGTCAGTTATACACTGATAGTGCGACACTTGTTCTTTCAACTACTCAAGCATTTACTGCCAGTAAGAATCTAACTCTTGATACAAATAATCAGGCAGAAGTTTCCGGGGGATTCATTAAAAATACTGCGGCTGATGCTCTTGTTACACTAAAGGCAATGTCATAGGTGAAAGATGTCAGATTATCTTTATCCTATTAGAACACTCACTCAAACAGGAAGTCCACTAGGCGGAGTGAGTATCCATGCTGAATCTCCTAATGGTCCGTGGAATGCGGTCACGGATGATTGTGGATGGTTTAATGCATATTTACATGATGGAGAATATGATGTAACATTCTCCAAGCCAGGATATGCTAATACAGTAGAAAAATGGAATCTTGGGAATCCACCTAAGAATCCAATTCTCGTGGGACTCACGGCAGGTGTCCCTCCTTTCCCTACTCGCGACCAAGTCTGCGATGTATTTAGTGGATTTCAAGGAATCTATATTAATACACAGCAGTTTGGTCGTATTCCAGCGTTTGGACCCGAATGTGGGGCACTAAATGATACTGATACAAGCTCATATTGTCAGCAGATGAAGGGATTCAAATTTACTCATACTGAATTTGATTTGAGCTGGCAATACTCTGAATCTGATTATCAATATCCAGTTCCAGGAATGGACCTCGCGTATAATCTGGACGAAGCGTGCCGACGCGTGGCATTGATGGTTAATAATGGAATGCGAGTTAAAGTAACTCTTGCTGGTGATGGAATGTCAGTTAGTGATAATCCACAGCAAGGACAATATAATGACCCACAGGGTTGGACTTATGGATTTCAATGGTTAATGAATAATCTTGAAAGAATTTTACTTGCTTTCAAGAATTATCCTGGGATGGATTTGACACGGCATTGCATTTTCGTTCCGGGATATGACGGTGTGTTTTATGGTTGGGGAATTCCTGGAGAAGTTCCAGACCTTCAACCACAAAGAGTTATTGACTTTGGAAATAAATTCCGAAGTATTTTACCTAATGGCTATCTTGGTATTGAACATTCCACAGGTAAGATTCCCGTTGGTGAATCGGGACAAGATTGGAAAACAAACGGGCCACTTGATGCATACGATACTTTGCTCAGTGAATATGACCCGTTTAATCTCCATTCTGACAACACATGGCAAATTGTTGGTAGATGCACAAGACCATACAATAGACCACCAGACCAACCAGCTAACGATGACCCGAATCCTCCGTACATTATAGAAGATTGTACGCGAGGTAAACGCTTTTATATAATGTATGAACTTTTTACCTATTTGTGGGTTCGTGGTCATTACAGCATCCAGCAATCTAATGATGATTACGATTACTTCACTACGATGGCACCCAATGCCACACTTTGCCTTGTTCGACAGTAAAGGTGAGACAATAAAACGATGAGACGACTTCTTCTAACAATTCTGTTTTTGCTCCTCGCGATTAGTTCATACGCGCAGGGAGTAAATGTTACAGCTAGTTGGACACAACCGAACGCATTAGCTGACGCGCAGGCATTTACATATACTCTTAAAATTGATACAAATAATCCGGTTGCTTTAACTGCTACTTGTGTTCAAACTAATACAACAGTCACATGTACTGCTCCACTTACTAACTGGGTTCTAAATGTTTCACATACAGTAGTTATTACCGTTAGCGATATCAACGGTAATACTGCATCTGCCACCTTTCCGGTTTCGGCGGCTCCATCTGCGCCGACAGGATTAAAGATTACTAAGTCATAATGGCATTTGATAAAGGATTTTGGAAGCCACATAAGAAGCAAGAACAATTCTTATCACTTCCAACATCAATCTTTGAAGCGTTATATGGCGGTGGAAACGCTTCTGGAAAATCTGACGTATTACTTGTGTATGGACTCATCCATCGATGGCATGAGAATCCTAAATTCAAACAAGTATTTCAACGGAGAACTTATCCGGAACTACGAAATGAAATCGTTCCCCGGAGTAGGGAAATATATCCTAAGTTCGGGGCAGTCTTCAATAAGACTGATATGTCATGGACCTTTCCCCGTCCTGATGAATTTGGAGGAACAGGCGCGAGGACAGGAGCATTAATACTTCTTGGACATTGTGAAACAGAAGAAGATGTCCATAAATACGATTCAATGGAGATTAACCTTTATACTCCAGACGAATTAACTACTTCTACAGAATACATTTACCTTTATATTGGGTTTACACGCGTTAGAACTAATGACCCCAAGCTACCTGCTATTATTCGTGCAGCAGGAATGCCGGGTGGTATTGGACATACATTTGTAAAGAAACGTTTCGTCTCACCTTGTCCCGAAGGTGGAAAGATTATCATCGGGAAAGGTAATGTAAAAAGATTTTATATTCATTCTACTGTTGCTGATAACCCGGATGCTGACCCCCAATACGCTGCTCGTTTGGATGGTATTCCGAATGAGGCTGAGCGAAAGGCGAGGAAGTATGGAGACTGGGATTCATATCAGGGACAAGTATTTGATGAATTTCGGGATAAACAATATCCTGATGAACCGGAAAACGCTTTGCATGTTATTCCACCACATGAAATTCCAGACTGGTGGCCTAAGTTTGTAATTGGTGATTGGGGATTTGCAGCAATGACCTATATTGGGTTCTATGCTGTATCTCCTCAGAAGCGAGTAATTCTATATCGTGAGCTTAACTGGCTCAAGACTAAGATTGCTGATTGGGCACCTGTTGTTCGGGATTTCATAGATAGAGAACATCCTGAAGTTGTGAAGTTCTGCAAGTCAGCTTCACAAGACAGAGGACAGGAACATACTATTCAGCAACAAATTGAGGAAGCTCTAGGAATGCCTATTGAGCTTTCTAGTTCTGGTCCCGGTAGTCGTATCGCGGGAAAAATGTTAGTGCATGAATATTTGCGATGGAAGCAAAAGCCGATGCTTCCACCCCATGACATGCCAGTATATTCTGAAGAATATGCAATGTGGGTTCTTCGTAATAAAGGATTGGAAGAATACAAAGCGTATCTTAAAGTATTCGACCCTCCTGAAGAGGAAAATAATCTTCCTAAGATTCAATTTTTCTGCTGTCATGAAGCAGACCATGAGGGACATCCTAACTGTTGTCCAATGATGATTGACGCGATTCGCGCGTGTTCATACGATAAGAAAACTAAGGAAGGAAAACCAGCAGAAGACGTAGCGGAATTTGATGGAGATGACCCCTATGATGATTTACGCTATGCTCTTGATTCTGCTGAGCGGTTCTTTAATGAGGCGACGACTAAATTTACAAAGATTCAAAAACAAGAAATCATAACTAGAGCATTACAGAATAACCATGACTGGACTGCATATTATCGAAATATGAAACAACTAGAAGGACAATCAAGTTCAATGCAAGTTGTCCGTAGATTTCATAAAAGGAGAGCTTAATGTTTTTACTAGATTGGTATCGTGAATGGTTAATGATTAGAGTAGAACATCAAAAGACTTCACTTAATTTAAATAGGGATGTCAAGGAAATTGAAATTGCTGATAAGGTTTGTCAATCTTGTGAAACACTGAGACAGCAATTAGATATTGCTAATTACGAGAAGAAATTATTACTTGATAAACTACTTACAAAGCCAGAACCAGAACCTGAAAGGTTACAAGCACCTGAACCAGTATTCAAACCTGTTAATTCTTTGCCTTGGCCTGCGCGTCGACAAATATTGGAACGCGAGGACAGAGCAAAAGCACAAGCAATGAGAAATGCAGCACAATCTGATGCTGCAAATAAGAAAGAAACAGAGGAATTGGAAAAGGAATTAGACCTTGCCGCAGCAAAGCGAGAAGAACAAGGTTCTTGACGATTCAATGCAGAGGACTTTACAGAAGGTATTGGGACAAATGCCTGATGTAAATCCTGTTACTATTGGTCCCTCTGGTGGAATGAATAGTCTTATGATGCCAAAGAATGCTTTGGCGACTACTAATCCTTTTACTGGTAATATCAGTTATGACCCATCCATGATGGCAGGTCAAAGTCCTGATGAAATGGGAAATACTGTTGCACATGAACTAACTCATAGCCGTCAGGCTCAGAATACACCGTGGTATCAGAAAGTAATGGACATGTTTCATCCCGGTAATGATACTCCACCGGCCGGATTACCATCTGGGAGCGTTTTGAACAATCCATATTACTGGCGACCGAGTGAATTAGAGGCTTTCCAGACGGAACGTAACCGTCAAATGACGCAGCCTTATCCTACGGACCCAGTATATGGAACTCGTGATATTAATCTCGTCAAAGGTCCATCCAGAATGAGGTAGCATGGCAATAAACACAGGTCCATCGCATAATTTCATTCAGAAAGCAACAGAACGAATGAAAAAGAAGGGAACTATTGGAGCTTTCGGTAAAGCTACTGCTAAAAAGATTGCACATGGCAAGGCTGAAGGTGGCCTAATGAAGAAACGCGCAGTATTTGCGCAGAATATGAAACGCATTGCTCAACATAGGCACGGTGCATAATGCCTTGGGACCAAGTAATGCACAAATTCAAGAATAATCAACTCACTTCTGGTTCAAAAGGTGGACCAAAAGTGAAAAATAGAAAGCAAGCGATTGCAATTATGCTCTCTGAAAAGAAAAAGGCTCAGGCTGGCAATGCAGAATATCAACCGAAAGGTAAATCTGTCAATACTGGACCATCAAAGAGATTCATGAGAAAGTTTGGTATGTAATGGCTGGATTCAATGTAGGTCCATCAGCTAATTTCAGAGTTCCCAATCCTGGATGGAGGGGAAATAATACTCCGGGTAATCAGACACAAACTCAGAATGGGCCTAGTGGAATGGCTCCCAATGGTCCTAGTCCATTTGATTCTGGAGTAGGAAATATTGTACGTGGTCCATCAAGTAATATGGGCCATGTTCATCCCACATATGGAACTGAGATGCAAACTATTCCACAACGTCCCATGTTTGGTGCTCCGGGCATGGGTGGAGGCGGCGCCAATCCTAATATGGGTGGAATGGGTGGCATTTCACCAATGGGTATGGGAAGACCAATGATGGGTCCACAAATGGGAGGTGGACTATGGAATTCCTATATGCAACAGAATAATGCTGCTCAACCGGGAATGCCACCGACTCCCGGAATGCCACAACGTCAGATGTTCTACTAGGATAATGGCTAATCTGCCTAACGAAAGAACACAACAACTTCTTAAACAAGTGGTTGACCACTTTGATAAAGAAGATGTTGCTGCGCGTGAGCGTCAGATTAGAACTTGGCGCAGATTGAAACTATTCTGGGAGGGTTTTCAAAGAGCGTGGTATTCCGAAGTCGCGCATGATTGGCGCATTTACGACCAAGATGCTGTTGCTGACGATACCGAACAATCTTACTACGATAAGCCTATTAACGTATTTCGAGCTTACCTCGAATCAATTATTGCAGCTCTCAGCGTTACTGTTCCTCCTATTAAGTGTTTTCCTGATGATGCTGACAATCAGCTTGATTTGTCAACCGCACGCGCAGGAGATAAGATTGCCGAACTGGTATATCGGCATAATGATGTTTCTTTACTTTGGCTCCATGCTCTGTTTATTTACTGCACAGAGGGAATGGTAGCATGTTATGGCTATCCTAAAGAGGATGAGTCATATGGTACATATGAAAAGAAACAAACTGAGGATGTAGAAGAAACGCATCAATATTCAAAATGCCCCAATTGTGGACATGTGATGGATGACCAAGTTATCCAGCAAAATCCACAGATGCAGGCCGCGAAGGATAAAGTTAAACAGGCTGATGATGAATTCATGCCTGATGACGATGATGTTGATGTTCAGGATATGATTGCGGAAAACGGGACAGACCTTTGTCCCGCTTGTTTGTCGCAAATTATTCCGGAATTAAGTCAGGAAAAATTAATTGTTACCAGATTAGTGGGAATTACTAATGAACCTAAGACTAGAATTTGTCTTGAAGCATATGGTGGCCTTTATGTTAAGGTTGCAAATTATGCTAAGAAACAGGCAGATACTCCTTATCTGATTTATGCATATGAAACTCATTATGCTAATGCAATTGAACGATATGAGCATTTGCATAAGGATGTTCAGGAATTTATTCAAAAGATTAAAGGTTCTACTGGACCTCGCGACCCATACGAACAGTGGGGCAGACTTTCTCCACAGTATCAGGGAGAATATCCTCTCAATACAGTAACTGTTCGGAATTGCTGGCTTCGTCCGGCATCATTCAATATTCTTACTGATTTAGAGGAAATCAAAGAACTCAAAAAGAAATATCCTAATGGTGCGAAAGTTGTATTAATTAATGATTACTTTGCGGAAGCATCCAATGAATGCCTTGACGATTGCTGGACTCTTACTGTTAATCCTCTTTCTGACTATATTCATCATGACCCCCTGGGACTTTTACTTGTTTCTGTTCAAGAAATTACGAACGACCTTATTTCACTGACACTACAGACTATTGAGCATGGAATTGGTCAGACCTTCGCAGACCCTGGTGTTTTGAATTTTAATGCATATCGCCAGATGGAAGCAGTTCCTGGTGGTATGTACGAAGCTGTTCCAAAGACAGGTAAAACTGTTGGAGATGCTTTCTACGAAGCAAAAACAGCTACTTTAAGTCCTGAAGTTATGCCATTTGCTCAAAATATTCAGAGTATGGCACAATTGGTTTCTGGTGCATTGCCAAGTCTATTTGGTGGAGCAATGCAAGGTCAGGGCGAAACTGCTTCTCAGTATTCAATGTCTCGTGCGCAGGCATTACAGAGACTTCAGAATACTTGGAAAATGTTCACACTTTGGTGGAAGAATATCTTTGGTAAAGCGATTCCCATGTTCATCGAGGAAGTTGAATATGATGAACATGATGTTCAGCGAGATACCAATGGTAATTTCATCAATGTATTTATTCGAAAAGCAGAACTAGAAGGAAAACTTGGCAAGATTGAATTAGAAGCTAATGAAAATCTTCCTCTGACATGGAGCCAGCAGAAAGATGTCATCATGCAACTCTTGCAAGGTGGGGTTCCTGAAATCTTGCAAGTATTGGCTGCTCCGGAAAATCTTCCACTTATTCGGGATAGAATTGGTCTAACAGACTTTTTTGTTCCTGGAGAGGATGTTGTAGAAAAGGCTTGGGATGATATTAAGACTCTTCTTAATTCCACTCCTACGCCTACACCGGACCCCCAGAATCCAGAACAATCATCTGTGGAAGTTGACCCCATTTATGATAGTCCTCAAATTGCATTTGAGATTGTTAGGAAATGGGTTATTAGTGAAGCTGGTAGACAAGCAAAAACCGACAATCAAGAAGGATATCGTAATGTCCTTCTTTATGGCGGTCAATTGAAACAAGTAATGGCGCAACAAGCTATGCAAGCTGCACAGCAAGCTCCGCCACCGCAACAGGGGAAAGGTGCTGCCCCTAATGAGAAACCTAATCCAAAAGATAAGGAAGCACCCATAACTGGAGAACAAGATGTTCAAACTTCTATTTAATTTAACCGCGCCAGAATCAGTTGGAGGTGGTGGGGGTTCTACTACTCTCGAAAGTAAGAATATGTCCACTGACGACATGATTGATTTCATGGGTCAGGAAGACGAAAAGAAAGACGTTATTGACTTAACTGAAAAACCTACTAAGAAAGTAGAAACTAAAGAGAAAACTGATACGAAACAACTTCCGGATGATACTGAAGAAACAGATACTGAATCCCAATTAGAAGATGATGAAGAAGTAGAAGACGAAACTATTGACGAACTTCAGGAACTAGAAGATGAGATTAAGGAACCCGATGAAGAACAGTTGGAACTTGTTACGCCTGTTCGACGTAGGGATATCCTTAAGAAATATCCTGACCTTTTCAAAGAATTTCCCTATCTCGAAAAGGCGTACTATCGTGAACAACAGTTCACTGAATTACTCCCGACAATTGAGGATGCGAAGGCTGCTGTTGAAAAGTCGAAAGTATTAGATAGATTTGAATCTGATGTTACTTCTGGAAATACTGAAACTATTCTGAGAGCAGTCAAGGAAACTAGTCCTGATGCTTTTTTGAAGATAGTTGATAACTATTTGCCGACCCTCGCGAAAGTAGACGAGAAGGCATTCTTCCATGTGATTGGTAATGTTACTAAGCATACTATTATTAATATGGTCAATGAAGCGCGCAGGTTGGGAGTAGGACAGGATAAGGATGGTAATCAACTTCCTGGTTCTGCACTTCAGATGGCTGCGCATCTACTTAATCAGTTTGTTTTTGGAACATCTGATTTTGTAGGTCCAAAGAATTTAGCAAAGGAAGGGACACAGGAGGATAATACTCGCGAAAGACAACTCAATGAACGTGAACAACGTTTTGTTCGCGACCGTTTCGAGAGTTCGCGAGGAGATTTAAATTCAAGAGTAAATAACACACTACGCAACACGATTGAGGCAAACATTGACCCGAAATCGTCAATGACTGATTACGTTCGCAAGAATGCCTCTCGTGATGCGTTGGATACTCTTGAAAATCTTATCAATAAGGATGCTCGATTTAAATCCTTAGTTGATAAACTTTGGGAGAAAGCATTTGAAGATAATTTCTCCCGAACTTCTACGGATAGAATTCGTAGTGCATATGTCAGCAAGGCGAAAACACTGTTGCCATCAGTGATTAAAAAGGCCAGAATCGATGCCTTGCGAGGAATGGGAAAACGAGTAAAAGAAGATACTACTGAAGAATCGACCTCGCGAAAAGGTCCAGTATCAACGGGAAGGCCACGTTCCCAAGAAAATAGACCTACTGGCAAAATCAAAGAAGCGAAGGATATTCCACGTGGAATGTCTACACTTGACTTTCTGAATTCGGATTAACCAATTCCGGTTAATTCGGAGATTTAGGAGAACAATGGCTGTAGTTGAAGCTCAAGTTGCGGCGTTGGAACTTGAGCGTGTCATTCCTAAGATTCGTACACTGTTTGAACGAGACGATAAATTCTACGCCAACATTAAGAAGCGTGACGTAGAGAAAATCTCGAATAGACAGATGCGAGTTCCTTTGGAACTGCGACCCGGTGGAAGCTTTCAGTATTTTAATCCTGATGGCGGAGACTTGGGACGTGGCGGCGGTCCTACGTTCGACAAGGCAGTTCTTACCAGTGTTTTCGTAAGTGAAAACATTGAGTATACTAAGCTGGCACAGTGGTCCACTGATGATGAGCGGAAAGCTATCACCAATGGCGTGCGCAGACTTACAGCATCTGCTCTTGACGAGTTGCGTAGACAGCTTGATGCGCAAATGATGCAGGATGGCACTGGTACTATTGGTGTTATTTCTGCAGTTTCTACTTCCGGTGGTGTTGATACCTACACCCTCGGAACGGATGGTTTTGGTGCGAGACTTGTTCGTTTCGGCCAGACTGTCCAAGTTTTTGATACTACCCTCGCGACCTTGCGAGGAAGTGGTGTCATTACCAAGTGGGACGTTGAGAACAAGTCTATCGATGTTACACCTGCCATTGCTGGTGCTACACCAACTGATAAACTTGTTACCAATGGTATTACTTCTCCCACTTCACTCCCCGGTCTGTATGGTATTCCCTACCATCACAGCAATGCTTCTGCGGGAACATGGCTTGGATTTAGCCGTGCCGCAACTCCTGAGATTCGTGCAAATCGTGTGAATGCTGCAAGTGCATCGTTAGCACTTCCATTCCCACGTCTTGCTATCAATAAGATTGGAAATCGTGTCGGCATTGACAATACATTCAAGCCTCGCGCTTGGATGCATCCTTGTCAGGTGCAGGCATACGAAGAGATTGGACAGCTTGTAATCCTTATTAACAAGGATGCCAAGTCGGAAAATCTCAATATGTATTTTGGTAACGGTGATGGCGGCGGCATGACAATGGCCGGTGCTGGCGTTACTGGGTCATTTAACTGGGACAAAACTAGAATTGACTTTGTCGTTGACGAAGTGTGGGGACGCGGTGAAATCCTGCCCATTGGTTTCTATACCACTGATGGACGCAAGATTTTTGAACTCCGTGGACCTTCTGGTGGTGTCATGACCAGCGACATCTTTTATATGGTGTGTGGTATGCAGACGTTCGTGAATAATCCTGCTGCCTGCTCCTTTATTGATACGCTGGCTGTTCCTACAGGTTATTAAGATGCCATCCAATGACCTGCTCGCGGGACAACTTAGCACAGTACAAGGAGCTTCTCAGCCGAAGCCTCCCACACTTGTATCAGCAGCAACTGTAGCACCAACTACATTTCTGAGTTTTGTTTCAGGAACTGTTGCTATTGCTACTGTTACACCTCCTGAAGATGGAGCACATCTTCTGTGCTTTATTTTCACGACTACAATTCCCGCTGCGTTTACAACTACCGGCAACATTAAGGCTGTTGCAACTCCTAGCACCAATCTTCCTGTTTTCTTGGTTTGGAATCCAAGCGAACAGAAGTATTATCCTGGTGTGCTTAAAGCCAACTAGGTGCTAATGATGCCTAGTGTAGCGAGTCCTAAAGTAGACATTTCAGTTGCACTCACTATTGGTGGGTGGATGACTGAGAATGAACTTCTGTGGCTCGCTACACAGGCATGTTTTCGTCAAAAGATTGTAGAATTTGGTTCATTTCATGGTCGAAGCGCGAGGGCATTAGCTGATAATTTATCAGAGGGAGGGCATCTTTGGTGTGTTGACCCTTGGACTGGCTCATATAAACATGAAAATGGAATGGAAGTTCCAATTAATACCTATGTGATGCCAATATTTGTAGAAAATCTTAAAGATAGAATTAACGAAGGAAAAGTAACACCCGTTCGACAGTTTTCTTACAATTTTTCATTACAAAATCCAGTAGATATGGTTTTCATTGATGGGGATCATAGATACGAAACAGTAGTGAAAGATATTAAGAAAGCTTTTGAACTACTCAGACCCAGTGGATTAATTTGCGGCCATGATTATGGTGAGAAGGGATGGCCGGGAGTTAAAAGAGCGGTAACTGAACTAATTGGAGAAGTAGAGGTAATTGATACAATATGGCATACACTAAAGTCTTGATTGGTGTAACAACGGGTGAATATGCTCGTAGAGCAGATTTCTACGATTATTTTCACATGTTACAAAAGCCCGAAGGCACAATGATGATTTTTTGCCATGATAGGTCGCCTGCGCATGGGAGAAATCTAATCATTGAAGCTGCTATTGAAAATAATTGCTCTCATATTCTTTTCATTGATGATGATATGGCTTATAAGCCTGACGCATTAATGAAATTACTGGAACATAATGTAGATATTGTTTCTGGACTTTATTTGAGCAGAGCATATCCCCATTCACCCCTCGCGTTTGATTTGGCTGCTGATGATGGTTCTGCATGTCCTATCTATTTAATGGGAGATGAAAAGAGACTTACTCCCATTGTTGCAGCAGGATTTGGATTTCTACTTGTAAATACTAGAATTTTCCAATTTCTTGAAAAACCATATGTAAGATTAGGCGAATTAGATTCTGAACAATGGTGTGATGATATTGGCTTTTTCAATCGTGTGAGAAAAGCTGGTATTCAATCTTTTGTTGATTTTGAATGTCTTATTGGACATATCGGAACTATGATTATCTGGCCTAATCAAATGCCAGATGGACGTTGGATGACTGGATATGATACTGGTGGCACTCAGGGGATGGTAAATCATCCACAAATTACGACAAATAAACCTAAGTATGAATTTGAGGAGACTTAAATGGACTTTCCAGAACTTCCAGAAGATGTCAAAATTATCAATAAGTTATTGCTTGATAATTATGGCATGGATACTCTAACTAAGAAAGCAATGTGGCGTGTTTCATGGTCAAATGACCAATATGAAATGCGTCAAACTAAGTATACTCCTGAAGGATTTGAATTACTAACTCCGGTAGTAAGAGAACTTCCTAAATATCAGTGGGTAAAAGACCGTTGGATTTTGGAAAGACTAGTTCTTATTCCTGAAATCAATTGGTCAGAACTTCCTGCTGATACCCAATCTTACGAATGTATGTATCCATTCGAGAATATTTATAATGGTGAAGCACTTCCACCTAAATACGAGGCTTGTGAATTTGTTATCAACGCTGTTTACGCAGCTATGGGAAAGAAATCCATGAGGCGTAAATATGTGGATGCGGAGGAATCTCATCCAGTTGAAGTAAAAGAAGCCAGAATTAATGAACTAATGCATGAACTTTTTGGGGATGAATCGTCTTTACTTGGTAGAACTATTACCGGAGAGGCGGTGGCTTACACTGGCGAGCCTAAAATAGCCGGTCAGGAGAGTAAAGAATGAGCACAATTGGAATTCCGGGACTAGATTGGAAGCGTAGGACTATTCGTGGTCCTATTAATCCTTTGGATAAGGCGACAGTAATTTCAATTTATCCAAAGGAAATTCACGAAAAGAAATGCACAATTCAGCCGGGGGAATTTAGAATTCCTCGCGCTAGTGTGAAAGAACCCAAGATTTTGGTAGTAGGCCCATCTTCGTGGTGGCGAGATATTGACGAAGACCAGCCACTACTTGAAATTCCAGTCGGTGCTATTCAAATTGCGGAATCTGTCGTTAAAGATTACTGCAATGGAATTTTGGCATGTGATATGTCAGAATCCATGCCCGGACTTTTCTATGTTCCTGGTGCTAAAACCGAGACGAACGAGAAAGGCGAATTAGTTGTAAATGAAAAAGCTACTCTTAAATGGGTTCAGGAAGAATATAAGAATGCTTTTGCCCTCGCGGAACGGCGCCAGAAAAATTGGTTTACCATTCTTGTAAAGATGGCTGATTCTCTCTGGGCACGTTCCAATAGTAATCCACTCGCTATCAGTGATGATATGCGGTTGGCAGCTAAAGAGTTGAATCTTCAAGCTACTAAAGATTGGATGAAAGACCATCAAATGGTTGATATGGTTCGTTGCAAGGCTTGTGGAAGCCTCAAGAACCCCGAATATCCAATTTGCGCTCAGTGCCATTTCCCAGACCCCGACCATCCCATGACAAAACAACTCATGGAGATGAAGAAACAAATGCCAGCAGTTCAGTAGGAGATAAATGTCAGCCTCAGATGTAGTCGGTGCTAATATAATGGACGTTTCGGCGGCATTATTGAATGATTCCGCCAAGTCTGTCTATACTTATGCAGCACAGAGTCCATATCTGAGGCTGGCATTACAAGAACTTCGTGAAATATTTGAACTAAATAATATTCCTGTAACTCAATCTACTTCCGCTGTCATTCAGATTGACGCGGGAGTTACATTAATCCTCTATAATGCTTCTGGAACTTCTACTAATCCCAAACTTCCTGATGATATGGTGGAACCGGGTCAGTTGTGGGAACGAAATAGGAATATCAATCCCTATATTCCCATGACGAAACGGGATTATCTACCACATGATTTGGAAGGAATTCAAACTTCCGAGTTTATTTATTATACTTGGAACTCTCAGCAAATCGAAGTTCTGCCCTCAACACAGAACAACGATATTAAAATTGATTATATTAAACAAATGTTCCCTAATGCGAATGCGACTGTAGACCAGACTACTCAAATTAATGTCGTGAATTGTATGACTTTCCTTCAGTTTAGAGTTGCTGCTCTTTGTGCGGAATTTATTGAACGTAATGAATCGACCGCGCAGGCTCAAAACTCTATGGCAGTCCTCGCGCTCGATAGGGCCACAGGAATTGGAGTAAAAGGTAAACAAAATATCCAGACTAGACGTAGGCCATTCAGAGCGGCTTACAAACGACGTGGATATTACACGTAATACAGGAAGTCTAAGGAGGTAGAATGGCATCACCGGGTAGAGGAGCATTACGACTATCTGAAGAGGCTCAGGCTTCACAGTCTGTACTCAATCCTGTCAAAAATGATATTGTTAAAATTTCCGGAACTACTCAGATTGATACCATTCCCCCTCCTTTCGGTGGACAGTTTGGATGTCAAATCCAGCTAGTCCCGACGGATGGAACTGTTACTCTGAGCACTGCTGGTAATATTCTCGTTGGTATTACTATGGCTCAGAATCGTTGCACACAGCTAACATGGCTGAAGTCACTTCAAAAGTGGACTATCGATAACGGTGTGTAAACTATGGGAATGAGGGACCATGAACCGATAGTTCTGGATAAGTTTAATGGTCTATGGAGTAGGGGCGACCCTGAATCCACACCAATGGACCATTTTTCTGATGCCGGAAATCTTCGGTATTTTGGTAATAACTCATTCGGTTCTAGGTATGGGATTGGCCGCTCACAAAGCGTAGCCAGTCCCTTATCTAGTATTCTGCGCATTTACAACTATCCTACTTCCGATAAGCAGACCATTTTAGTTCTTACTACTGGTGGAAATATTTACCATGTAGTCGATTCGACAACAGTATTCGGACCAATTCTTACCATTGCTGCAATGACAGATTTTGGCTTTGCGCCATATTCTGGCAGAGCATATATTACTCCATTTACTACGGAAGTAGTTGGTGGATTGAATAGAGAAAGGGGACTTCAAAATGACTTTCTTTATGTTTATAAAGGAGATGGGACCGCAGCTAGAAAGGCTGGTGGAACTACTCCTACAACTAATATTACCCCCACTATTGGTGGTGCTGGTCATACTGATGCTGGGGTACATATTTTTGGCTATGTTTATGAAACTGATACGGGCTATCTTACTCCTCCTGGTGGATTGGTAGCATTTACAACAAATGCGGCTAACGCCGTCGATTTTTCTACTGTTGCTAATTCTCCTGATTCTTTTGTTGTCAAAAAGCATATCGTAGCTTCCAAAGTAATTCAAAGTTACAATGGGGATGTAACTGGCTATGATTTGTTCTTTATTCCCGGTGCAGATATTAACAATAATACTGTTACTACTTTATCAGGCATTTCCTTTTTCGACCAGGATTTGCTAGATGACGCAACACACCTTCTCGATAACTTCGCTAGTATTCCTGCTGGTGTTGGACTTTGCACTTATCATAATCGTATGTGTCTTTGGACCGACTATAACGACATTTCCCTCGTTAGGGTTAGTGCTGTTGGAGAGCCAGAGGCTTTTTCTCAGATTAGTGGTATTTGTAACGTCACACCTGACGGTAATCCTATTACTAATGCTGCTGAATTACGGGATGTTCTATACGTTTTCAAAAGGAACAAAACTGTTGCATTCGTGGATAACGGGGATGACCCTTCTACTTGGCAACTTACTACTGTTGATAATGCTATGGGGACTGGTGTTCATGGCATTTCGACTGTTATTGATGCTGGTGCTTCGAATATTGACTATTTGGTCATTGCCAGTTACAAAGGTATTGTGCAATTCAACGGTAGGTATATCCTACCTGAATTGAGCTGGAAAGTTCAGTCACTTTGGACTGCTCAGAATTTTAAAAATAATAACCGTATTATTCAGATGGTGAATGATTCAGTTAGTCAGGCAATCTATTGTATTTTAACCGATAGAAGTGTCCTGTATGGCAATTATATGAATGGGTTTGACCCAAAGAATATTCGTTGGTCCCCTTGGACATTCTCAGCGTTTGTAAATACGTTGTGCTTGATTAATATCAACGAATTGATTCTGGGATGTGACCAGGTATGAGTCTAGTTGTTCCGGATACAATCGAAGTAGAGGTTTTAAATAGTGTTTTAACGCCAAACTTGACGTTAAGACTTTATAGTAATAATGCTACTCCTGCGCATGATTCATCTGCGGCTTCATTTACTGAGGCTACAGGAGGAGGTTATGCTAATAAACCTTTGACCTTCGCGAATTGGACTATTACGGCGGGCGACCCGTCACAAGCTGTGTATGGTCTTCAGACTTGGACTTTCACTGGTCCTATGACTGGACCTGCTACTGTTTATGGATATTATGTGACCCGAGATAGTGACGGAAAACTCATGTGGGCTGAGAGGTTTGGTTCTGGAGTTGTTCCATTCGTATCTATCAATGGAAGCGTAATTAAAGTCATTCCGCGCTTCACTGCGCAGAGTCAATTCTAATGGCCGGTCTTACTTACTACATGAACTATACGATTTTTATTAGAGATCCAACTCTCTATTCCTTCGCAGTTGGATTAGCGGGGTCTAATATTCTCCAAATGGCCCCGCGAACTGCTGCGGCACAATTAGGAATTCCATTTCCATATCCCTCTGGGAATATAGATACAATTCCTATTGGAATTTTCTTTTATACACCGTTTGTTCCAGGACAGCAATTTCTGTTTCCCGGTCCTACTGGTATATTTGTTGACGATACAGTTCTATCTCAAGTAATTCCGGGCCAAGCTGGTAATCCTGCTAGTATTTGGCCTGCTGGACCTAGTGCTACTTTTATCTGGTCCGGTAATATCGTAAAAATGGGAGGCGCTGGAGTATCTTCTAGTCCACCTCCAACCGCAATCGCGAGGCGTAGATGGATTGGTGGACGTGAAATTGGGTCATTTGGAGAAGGTGGACAAACAGTATCCAATTTCAATATGCTACGTGATTCCTCCAGAACTATGGATGGTTTTGGATGGTGTATCCGCGGCAATTCTACCACTTTAGCATGGAATAAGAACGTAGCTGATACTATTCCAGCATTTGCACCTGCAAATTCTTGGGAAAGATTCTATTTTAGATTAAGAGCAGTTCCATCTGGTCAAGATGTTGGTCTATGGCGTTGTCATGGAACTCCTAATACAGAATGTGGATGTGCATTAAAAATTCTTCAAAGCACTGGAAATGTCCATCTTTTCAGTCTTAATAATGCTGCTGCCCAAACTGACCAAGGAACTGTATTTCAACCAGTAATTGGAACTTGGAATCGAATTGATATTTTTCTTAGATATACTACGTCTGACCCGAATGGTGGACGTATATTTATCTTTCTGAATGGTACACTAGTCAAAACTTTTACGGACCTATCCTCAAATAATATGAATGCGAATACTGCTCATACTTTTTCTGAACTTGGTAAATGGAACTCAGTAGCAGAACTTGAATGCGAGGCCGATTTAGATGATTGGATGTGTGCTGATTTACCCGGTAACGTGGATTCCAGCACACTTAATTTTCTTAATACAAATTATTCTATTGATTGGTTACTCGGTTCTCATATTAAGAACTATCCTGCTATTTCTGCTTCACAGACTAATTGGGCTCCTACAGGAGCTGGAGTAGGTGTAGCAAATCAGAATCCATCTGTTGAAAATAGGCTTGGAACCTCACAACTGGCATCTACTACTTCTGGAGCTACGTTTGAGGTATTGACCGGAGCTTTGTTACAGTCCCAATCAGATTCTTTGGGACAAGTAATGGGTGCTGTCGCGGCAGTAGTTTCTTATCAGAATTTGAATGCCGCAGGAACTGATGGAACATTAGGATATAGGAAAGCAGGTGCTGCTGCTACTTTAACTTCAATTAATCAATTAGCTGCGGAGGCAAATCAATTCGTAACCTATAATATTGCTACGGCAAATCCGGTATTTATTCCGGATGAAATTGCTCCGTGGTCACTAACTCACGTTAAATCTGCTGATGCTAATAATGACCAGGGTTTTGAACTGGTAACTTCAATTGAATATATTGGAGTTTGGGGACCAGAGGATGACCCATCGTTCAATTTCCCTGTCAATAGGCTATCGTTTACTCATAATTGTCGTTACGCCAATACTCCTTGGGGTTATTTTGGTAGTCAGCCTTCTGCGCCTGTTTATGCAATAGGGGGAACTTATACTGGTAATGGAACTTATCAGGAGTTTACTCTTCCCACAGCTTGTAATTTCCTATGGATTCGTCCTGTCCTCGCGGGTACGGCGGGAGGTTCTAAGGGGATTAGTGGTGGAATTCTAAGTAATCTTGGCGCTACTGCTAGGGTCATTCCAAATGTCCAAATGTTTTATGACTTCGCGAATCAACTATTCAAATTCTCAGTTACTGGTGGTGCAAACTCCGGAGTAAATGAGAATACAGTTCAATATCAATATATTGCTTTTTGTGACCCTGGAATGCGCTTTAATCTTTCTGGTGCATTCTCACATGGTTCCGGAACTTCTACTCCTAAAGTTAATTTACTAATTGCAAATGATTTCCAACCTGATTTTGGCTTGGTTCAATCAAATTGTATTGCTAATCAAGTAAATACTACTGGACTCTGGTCGCGAGGACCAGGTTCTACATTAAATAATGCTACTCCATTAGATGCTACAGCATTGGAAGCTAATGGATTCACTATGTCAACTGGAATTCTACGAACATTCTCAAGAATGCATTCCGGAGGTGATGGAAATCCTCCATATTGCTATTCTCTGTGGAGAATGCAGGATTCCGGTCCTTCTGGATGTCTAAGCAATGTAATGATTCAGGTTTTGACCTATACTGGAAATGGGACAAGTCCTCGCAATATTACGCTGACTCCAACTTCAGGACGATTCCCATTATTTACATTAGTTTCTCCCGCTTCTGCTGGTGGAACCTCCTATATGCGAGACCCATCGCATACTGGAACGAATAGTTCAGATGTTCAGGCTACTGCACTTTTGACTAACGGTATTACTGCTGTTGGTATTGACCAAATTACGGTGCAAAGCGGATTGAATGCAAATGGAGTTGTCTACAATGTTTTCGTCATTTGTGGAGACTCTGCTGGCAACAATAATGGGACTTTCAATCCTTATTATTGTGCTGGAGATGGTCCATATATTCCTCCGACTCTACCCTCTGGTGTTAGTGTACTCGGAAACGGGGGGCTTACACTAGATGGAACTACTCCACAGACTCTTTTGAAAGATATTTCAGGTATTTATACTCTATCTGGACCAACTTCGTCTATTCCTATCCAGAGACATGATACTCTGTATGATAGACAAACTGGTCAACCAAATGTGAATGTTGCAATTCCAAATCCCAATTTTAAAACGGGGTATGTAGGTGGCTAGTGGGTCAGGTGGAATCGGCGAATACGATACACATATAGTTGCAACCCGAGCGCGAGTAGTAGGCTCGGGACTATTGCGTTATTCGCTACAGGATTATTCCGCTATTCAGAATCAAATCCTCGCGCCTCTAACTATGGCTGCGACAACTAGATTTGAACCTACTGTTCTGTCTAATTTTCAATCTCAGAGGACCAGACTCATTGGTCAGGTTACGGATATTGATGAATGGTTTGAATTTTCCAAAATCATTATTTTCGCTAAGCCAGTAGCTATTGAATATCCTCAATAATGGCTAATCAACCAGGACTAGACCGTTTAAAAGCGCAGCTTTTGACTTCTGGTCTACAGGAGCGTAATAATTCTCTGTATCAAGTTATCAATCAACTTATTGATAATTTGAGACAAAATATTGATTCTACTCAAGGCCAGATTTCGGCTATTATTAGT